GGAATAGTAGTAAATGATGATTACGGCAACCCAATTAAATTAGGAAGTACCACGGAATCAACTTTGCCAAGAGATTCAGATATTCCAGCAGTGTTACCTCATCCCTCAAATGCAACACAGGTTCCTTCAGGTCCCTTAAACGATCCGACGTTTTCCGCAAAAAAAGCATTTAGTGATCCAAACAAAGTATATCCTAAGATTGATTATGCCGGATTACCTGATACTAATAAATTAGCAACAGAGGATAAATCGCATAAGTATTTTAAAACAAAGAATTATCACAGAAAAACAGATATACCAACTGCCTCGGCAGGTATCAACTGGAGCGAACCCGATCCTCCATATAATGCACTATATCCATATAATCAAGTAATTGAAACTGAAGCAGGCCATGTAATAGAATTGGACTCTAGTCCAAATGCTGAAAGAATACACATATATCATAAATCCGGCGCCTACATTGAGGTAGATATAAACGGCACAATGGTTAAAAAGGTAATAGGCGACAATTACGAAATAAACGATCAAAACGGGTATGTTTATGTAAAAGGCGCATACAGTTTAACTGTGGGCGGTGCGACAAAAGTTCTTTTACAAAACGATGCAGATATAGAAGTTAATGGGAATGTAAATGTAACTGGACACGGATCAACGTTAGTTCAATCTGCAAAAACAGTGCAGGTTGTTGCTGAAGATATAAAAGTTTCAGGCAAGTCTAGTTTAGAAATAGTAAGCGACGGTCCTGTAAATATTCAAGGTAGTAGTATTACTATGAATGCTAAGAGTGGGTCTTTTGTTGCTAAAGCTAGTAAAGATGTGGCACTGCAATCTGGTTCATCATCTAAAGCAAGTATTAAAGGTGGTTTAGAATTACTATTAGATGCTGCCACAGTTAAAACGAAAATGGGGGCAATCTCTATTGCTGCTACAAAATTAACAGCTTATCCTCCACCCGAATCAAAAGTTGTTATTGGCGGTACAAATAAGTCTAAACTAACAAGACCAGATGCTCCAGAAAGTATTTTCCTGGGAGACGGATTGGAAAGCGAAGCTGCTGATTTGGCACAAAAGCGATTACAATCTGGGGAAGTTACTTCTTCTATTAACTCATTATCAGGATCCCAGGTAGATACAGCACAAGGAAGCCCTGTTAAAGGCACACCTGTTGATTCCTCAGAATTTGACAAATATGACGAATTACCAGGAACTTTAAAATTATCAAAATATTTTTACCTAAAAGATGTATCTACAAATACATCTGCTACATCTGCTGGAGTTCGGCCGCAAAATGGGTTAACAAGCGCACAAATTGTAAGTAATTTAAAATACTTAGCAGTAAATGCGTTGGATCCAATTAAAGACAAATATCCAGATATGGTAATTACCAGCGGATTCAGAGCGGGCAATTCTAAATCAGATCATAATTATGGTCAAGCAGTAGATTTACAATTTAGGGGACATTCATATTCTGATTATTATGAGATTGCAGAATGGATAAAGAATAATACTCCGTATAAACAAGTATTATTAGAATATGCATCTAGACCATCTGGAACTATTGCATGGATTCATCTAGCATCTGCACAAAATGGGTCAAAATCTCAAATGCCTTTTGGAACTTTAGCAAATCACAGCACTGCTTCACCGGGCCGGCCAAATGCATTTGTTAAATTGCTGTAATAAATAAAGATGTTATTTATTATTTCCTTCATCTAGCAACAAAATATAATAAATATAAAAATGGATACTACATACAGAAACGTAAGACGCTACACAGATATCAATCTGATGTTCTCCCCTCACCCATATACTAAGGATATACTTACTAGAAAAAATGTGGATGCGGTGAAGGCGTCTATACAAAATCTTATATTGACTAAAAATTATGAAAGACCATTTCACCCTGAAATTGGATGCCAAGTATCATCTTTGATGTTTGAAAATAACGGGCCGTCTACATTAGTTGCTATCGAAAGATCTGTTAGAAATGTGATAGAAAAGTTTGAACCAAGGGCAAATATAATAGATGTACGAATTGATGATAGAACAGATGCTAACGCAATAGATATAGAAGTAATATTTGTGCTTAATAATGTAGCTTTGCCGGTAACAGTAACAACAACAATTAATAGAGTAAGATAATGGCAAATTTAAGAATAGCGGAATTAGATTTTGATACTATAAAATCTAATCTAAAAGATTACCTTAAAAATTATACAGATGACGATGGTTCGCCATATTTTACCGACTTTGATTTTGAGGGATCTGGTATATCAATTCTACTAGATATGCTGTCATATAATACTCATTACAATGCTTATCTTGCAAGTATGGTTATTAATGATATGTTCTTAGATTCTGCGGTAAAGCGTAGTTCTGCAGTTTCACTTGCTAAACATTTAGGATATACTCCAGTATCTGCTAGAGGAGCTCGTGCAGATGTAACCTTTAGCGTCTCAGGGTTTACAACTCTTCCTAATTTCTTAACATTAGAAAAATATACGCCCTTCACTACGACAATTAATGATACAAACTTAACATTTGTTAACTTAGAAGCGAAAACAATACAGCCGGTTAGCGGTGTTTACACCTTCAGTGATATTCAGTTAGTAGAAGGTATACCACTACAATATAACTTTGTAGCTGACACTCCAGGCCCAGCTGAAAAATATGTAATTCCAAATGAAAATTTAGATACATCTACCTTGTATGTTGTAGTGCAAAATTCTACAACAGATACGACACAAACAGTATACAGATTAGCCGAAGATACTTTAGATTTAGACGGAGAGTCAACAGTATTCTTCCTTGAAGAAAATTCAATGGGTATGTATCAAATTTATTTTGGAGATGGCGTTTTAGGTAAAAAATTATCTAGAAATAATTTAATCATTATAAATTACTTAATTACCAATGGTGAGATTGGTAATGTTGCAGGTACCTTATCCCAACAATTTAGTTGCGGTGCAACTATCGGCGGCGGAACTGTGCCCGGCACAATAGTGGCTAATTCTAATTCTAGAGGCGGGCTTGCCAAAGAAGATATAAACAGTATAAAATTTAGAGCTCCTAAATTTGCATCTTCATCTAATAGAGCAGTTAGCAGCGCAGATTACAAAGCACTAATTGAAAAGAATTATCCGCTAATTCAATCAGTATCTGTTTGGGGAGGTGAAGAAAACGATCCTCCTAAATACGGCAAGGTTATGATTTCGTTAAACCCATATGATGGATATGAAATTACAGAAAGCACAAAAAATGACATTAAGACAGTGGTGCTTCAAAATAAATCAGTGATGTCTATAATGCCTGAGTTTGTTGTGCCTGATTATTTCTATATAAATTTATCGATAAATGTAAAATATCAGAGCACAAAAACTGCATTAACATCTTCAAATATACAAAACTTAGTTATTTCAGAAGTTCAAAATTACTTTAGTACGTATTTACAACAATTTGATAACGATTTTGTGTTCTCAAAATTGTCAAAAAATATCGACGACATCGGAGATTATATTGTCGGTAATTTAATGACAGTAAAATTGCAGAAAAGAATTAAACCAATTTTAAATAGCTTATTAAATATTTACCTAAACGATGACGCTATAATGTTTAAAAACGGCATAGTTCCTGGAAGTGTATCTTCAACCAATTTTATAATATACAAAACCAACAGCCCTCTATTAGTTTCAATAAGAGATATTCCTAACGATTCCGTCCCTAACAATAAAGGGAAAGGCACATTAAGAATAATTAACGCACAAACGAATGCTTTAGTTGAAGATTCTTACGGTACTGTTGATTATGGCACAGGCGAAATTGCAATTAATAATTTAAATTTTATTGGGTACCCCGAAGACGTAAAAGATATTAGAATTACCGCAACTGTTCAAGATGAATATCTTGATGTGACTGTTAGTAAAAATCAAATTATTTTATTAGACGATAGTACTTTGAGTGTTGCATCAAATAGATTTTCAGGGCTTACAGTTAATGTAATTGCAGTATGAGCAGAATAAGAGAAAAATTATCTAGAATTTTTGAATCTCAACTGCCCGAATTTATTCGAGCAGGGGAGTTAAATACTCAAATTATTCGCCAAGTAACTACAACAGCATCTTCAAAAAAAGTTACTGTCAATGATACCACGGATATTATAGCAGGCGACAAATTACAACATCCTGCTATCACAAATACTGTTTATGTTGTAAAGATTTTATCAAGTACCCAGCTTGAAGTAAGTACTGCAGTTTTAGTATCGCTATCAAATCAAACCGTAAAATTTCTTAGAGCAGATAGTACATCTACATTTGTTAAATTTATAGAAGCATATTATAAATTTTTAGAGCAGGACAAATATCCTCAAGAAATTTTACAAAACTCAAAACAATATGGTGATAGTGAAACCACCATCGATGAGTTAATTGAGTCTTTCTTTAAAAGCTACGGAAACGATATACCTAGAAATATTGTTACGGATAAAAGATCTTTTATACGTCATTTTAGAGACATATACAAAACAAAAGGCACAGAAGAAGCATACAAATTGCTTTTCCGTATAATGTTTAATTCTTCTGCGGAATTTTTCTATCCCGATACAGTTATATTAAAAACTTCTGACGGACAATGGAAAAGTGATTACACTATAAAGGTGATACCTACATCATTCAGCGATAATCCTTTTAATTTTATAAACACCAAAATAACAGGTAAAAAATCTGGTGCAACTGCGGTTGTTAACAATGTATTAAAATTTGTAGATAACAATATTGAAGTATATGAGTTATATTTGGAAAATATCCAAGGTAATTTTATTCAAGAAAATATAACAGCTACGAAAAAATTAACTGCAAATACTAGTTTATCTGTTTCCGCAGAAATAGATTTGCAGTTAATTAAGATTGACGTTATAGATGGCGCTGCAGGATATCGAGCGGATACATTAATTAACGCATACGGTGGATCTGTTTTACGGATAAAAGATGTTGATACTACCGGCAAAATAAAAAATGTAAGGATTGTAAATTCCAGTTTATATGGGGCAACCAGTTCTTCAGTTGTTTCTGCAAACGGTGTAATTGCGCCAATTTTTACCCCTGCCCCTACTTTAAGTTTAACAGGAAATGTTATTCTACTTAGTAACATAGGGCAATATGTTTCAAATGTAGCACATGGATTAACAAAAGGAAATTATGCAAATATTTCTTTTGCTGCTTATCCCGGAGTACCCCAACAGCAAATAACGGTATCTTCAGTATTGGATAGTAAGAGATTTATTTTTAATTACTATCTATCAAATATTGCATCAAATGTAAGGACAGAATTAGTATCTACTTTAAGTTATACGCAACCTGCAGTATTATTTGCAAATGTTGATGTTTTAAAAAGGTCTGAAGGATATTGGGTAAACAGTCAAGGAAAATTATCAGAACTAAACTACATTCAAGGGCCTGCAGTTAATAGTGAAGATAGAACAAAGATATTATACCAACCATATTCATATGTGGTAAAGAGTGATATATCCATAACAGATTGGAAACCTGCAACAAATGATCTTATACATCCTGCAGGAATGGCAGTATTTGGTGAGATTGATATTAATAGAGATATATCGGCCAATGCCGAAGCAAACATACAGGCGGAGGTATGGGACTATTATGGGTTAACTGCAGATTCCAATTTAGCAATTTTCAACGCATCGTCTTCTAGATATACGAATAGCAGGGTTGCAAATCTGTCACTAACTACAGATCAGGTCTTTGTAATATTTGGTTATCTGTAATAAATAATAAAATAAATGGGAAATATTAATGGCACAGATTGTTACAAACAATTTTAGCATTCAAAATGCGTCAAACTTTATAAGTAGTTATCAAAATAATTACTATTTGGTTATAGGTCGTCCTCAACAATGGCTAACCGAACCAACCGCACCTTCACCTGTAAATTTAACAAATCAAGATTTTGTATATTGGGCAGATGCGATTGCTGCAAAAAGAATTGTATTATCTAGTATAAAACAAGTAATCAAGAGGACTGATTATGCTTCTGGCGTAGTTTATACTCAATATGATCATACTCAAGCAAATCTGTATTCGACTAATTTCTGTGTTTTAACATTGCCCGAATATAACGTATACAAGTGTATATCCAATAACTTTGGCTCTATATCCACAGCAAAACCTTCCGGCAAATCAACATCCATAGTACAAACAGCCGATGGATACAGATGGAAATACATGTATTCTTTAACGGATGCAGATTTGTTAAAGTTTTTAACCACTAATTACATGGCAATAAATGTAAATGATGATGTGGTTAGTACTGCAGTGCCAGGTACAATTGATAGTATCGTAATTACAAATCAAGGTGTCGGGTATGCTTCTAATGTGACTTCGAATATTTTTGGAACAGGTGCGCAAGCTATTGTGTCAAACATATCCATAAATAGTTCAGGTAGTTTAACAAGTATGACTATTAACCCAGCATACACTGGAAGAAATTATACTTTTGCAAATGTTTCGATTGATAGAAATGGGTCAAATGGTGTAAATGCTGCGGCCTATGCGGTTATAAGTCCCGTAAACGGACATGGATCTGACCCATTATATGAGTTAGGCGCAAAATATGTCATGATAAATAGTAGATTGGATTATGCAGAAGGTGGCGGTGATTTTCCAGTTGTTAATGATTACAGAAGAATTGCAATAGTTAAAGACCCCGTATCAAATACAACCGGCAATATTGCTACAGAAATAACATTAGACTGCACCAGCACTTTAATTTTAGCAAATGCATCTAGTAATTTTACTCTAGACGAAATTATAATAGGCAACACAACTAACGCTAATGCATTAGTTGTAAGTTCAAATATTATTGGTGATAATACATATATTAGATATATTGCCCCTGAAAATTTAAAATTTGGAAATCTTATATTTTCAGTAGGTGAAAGTATATCAGGCAATACTTCATTAACAACAGCTCAGATTATAGGTAAGTCATCCCCCGAAGTGGTGTTGAATACTGGCAAATTTTTATATGTTGAAAATCGTAGTAAAATAACAAGACAATCTGATCAAGCAGAGAATATTCACATAGTTATAGAATTTTAATTCTAGGAATAAAAAAATGAGTGTAAATTTAACATCCAGCCCTTATTATGACGATTTTGACAGTACAAAGAATTTTTATAGGATTCTTTTTAAGCCGGGCGTACCTGTTCAGTCTAGAGAATTAACGCAAATTCAATCTATCATACAGAATCAAATTAAATCTTTTGCCAGTCACATTTTTGTAGATGGTACCAGAGCATCAAAAGAAGATCCGAGTGCAATAACAATAACAAATGTTAAACATAAATCACTTAAATTAACAGGGTTGAACATTGCAAATATTACTGATTATTTGGGGAAATACGTAACAGGTGCAACATCAAACACTTATGGAAAAGTTGAATTTACTTTTAATGCCGATAGTCCCACGATAGGTGATCCGCCTACTGTGGTATTTAGACCACTAAAAGGAACCGGTGAATTTTTATCAGGGGAAACTTTATATTTTTATTCTAATATAGATTCTGCCGAAGTAAAATCTAACATTTTTGTTGGCACAGAAACATTAGTTTCGGATTTATTTATTTCAACTACCGGAACAATAGATGAATATTCGGAAACAATTACTGGATTAGTTACATCTGCCTCGATAAAAGTAGGAGATGAATTATTTGCAGTTAACGGAGATGTTACACCGTCTTTGTATGTAATTGAAGTTGTATCCGCAACAAGTATACGATTAAATGAAAATATTGGAATAACCGATACCAATGCTAATTTACAATTTGTAAGAAGAGCATCTAGTACTACTGGCGTATTACACGCATCTGCAGGTATTTACTATAAAAATGGATTCTTTATAAATGTAGCGGAACAATCAATTGTTCCTCAAAAATATACGCCATATGCGGATAAAAAATCTGTGATCTATAGGTACGATGAATCTACTGTAACTTATAATGATGATTCAAGTTTATTAGATCCTGCGTTTGGTAGTTCAAACTATCTTGCGCCTGGCGCGGATAGATTAAAAATTACCTTAACATTAGACACTGTAGATTTGGATAGTTTTCTTAAAGCTGATGTAACTGATAATTTTATTGAGCTTGCAAGATTTATTGACGGCAAAACTTTATTAAATTATTCAGCGGTTGATACTACATATTCTGCTCTTTCAGATAAACTAGCGGAAAGAACATATGATGAATCTGGTAACTATAGTATAGAACCTTTTGTATTAACTCCGGCAGGAACAACCACCTCGGGGGCAAATAATAGATTTTTCGTTAGTAAAGGAAAAGCATATATAGGCGGATATCAGATTAAAACATCTGATGTAACTGAATTATTGGTTCCAAAGGCAAGAGATTTTGAAACTCTTTTAGAAACAGATGTTAATACATATTTTGGCAAATATACTTTAATAAATTCTCCGTATTTTGGGTTATATGATCCTCAACAATTTACATTAAAATATTATTGGGAAGTCCACAATACTACTGATAGGCTTGCAATGGATGCATCCACAATAGTGGGGTATGTGTCTCCAAAATTTATAAAGTATGAGTCTGGTGCAGGTGATACCGCAGTATACAAATTTTATTGGTTTAATTATGAGCACGTAAGTACAACTTCAAATGTAGATTCAATTAGATCAATTATAAGTGTTGAAAATAGTTATTCTACACTTGGCGGTAATGATGGAACATATGCTAATCCTCTTTTCTTTGCAAATATTGCTTCTAACGCAGGTGCAATAGTTGATAATAAAATTAGATTTTTTGAAGGGGAAAAACCTAGTAGATATATTTTTCCAATAAACAAATCATTTGTAAAAGATGTTACTAACATAAACACGGTATACCAAAAATTATATTCAAATGTTTCCATGACGGGTGGTGTTGCTACTATCACAACATCGTCTCCCAATAAGTTTGTTGGTACTGGCGGAACAACGTTATCTAAATATTTTTCTCAACAGTATTATACTATAGTAGTTAAAGAAAAAATAGATACAACCACAGGCATCCCAAATTACTTTACAGGAGTATATGTAGATTCTTCTGCTTTGTCATTTGATTTAGATGCAAACAAAACCAATATGACTATTTCATATGCTAATAATTCGGTAATTGCAAAATTAGACATTGTAGCAACTTTACAAAATAATGAAGAAACAATAAGAACAAAAACATTAGTTCAAAATGCTCCTTTACTTGCAAATATTAATTCTTCCGGATGGGTTAATTTATTAGTTCCCGACATTACTGCATTAAAGGCCGTTTATAAATTTAATACTCCGGCATATCCTACAGATTGGGCCGGCCAGTATACTCCTGGTAACACGTATACTACAGGAAAAATTGTTACGAACGATAATAAAGCATATCGAGCACTTGTGACCACTAATCAAGGTTTAAGTAATACAAATTCTTGGGCAAAAATTACGCCTGAACCATTACTATTATATAGCTTAGATGACGGCCAACGAGATTTTGTTTATGATTGGGGAAGAATAAAGTATTTAGGGCAAAATGCGGCAAATGTAGGCTACGTAGTTGCGATTGTAGATTATTTTACCCACGGAGGCGGCACAGGCCCGTTTACAGTAAATTCTTATGCAAATTCATTATATTCTACTATACCAACATATAAATCTATTGAGGATGCCTCAACTTTTAATTTGCGAGATTGCTTAGATTTTAGACCAGCAAGAATTGCATATGATGCAGCAGTAGGCGATTCATTTACAACAACTATTGTTTCTAGACCTGATCCGTTTACCGTGCCAGGCACGCAGGTAGATTTATCTTACTATTTGCCTAGAATAGATAGAGTATATGTACAAACAACAGATGTAAATCCAAGACAAATTGGTAATAAGTTTAGATTGGATATGGGAGTATCTGCAGTTACACCAGTAGCACCTGTTGATAAATCTGACAGAACTCAACAATTAATAGGAACTTTGGTTTCTCCACCGTATACTGCAGCTGCAAGTGACGTTAAGGTCACATACGCAGATTACTCAAGATATACTATGAAAAACATAGGTGAAATTGATTCAAGATTAAATGATTTAGAAAAACGAGTAAAACGCCAAGGAATTGATATTGTTGCATTAAACAATAAAGTATTTGATAGAAACGGTATTCAGGGTAACGTGTTATATACTACTGGAATTTTTGTTGAAGATTTTAGTACTCACGATGCTGCACTGGTTTCAAGTCCATATTTTACTGCAACAATTAACACTGAGAAAAAAGAATGTAGACCTGCATTTTCTGGAGTTCAACATAAGTTATTTTTTATAGCTGACCCAGACGTTAGTTATAGAGATGATATAATCACAATGCCATATGAAGAACAAACATTAACATCGCAACTTATACCAACTGGATTTACACAAGTTAATCCTAGCGGAACTTTACAGGGATCGGGAAGTTCTTCGTTCTGGCCGCTTGCATTAGCTGGCGCAGGCGCGTATGCGTGGGCGGCTTCTGGAGGATTTGCTGCTAGCGCAATTGGCGGTGCTGTTTTTACTGACCTTGGTATTTATGGCGTGGTGTCAACTTCTTCGGTAATTGGAACAGCTGTTGCCTCACAAGTTGCAAGTGTTGTTGGAGCTTCAACCATATCAGGATCAATTATCGCGTCCGTGCCCCTTGTAGCAGGACTATATGTTGGATATAAAATATTGAAGAAACTATTTAGTGATGAACGATTAAAAGAAAATATAAACAAAGTTGGGGAAATAGATGGGCTGAATGTATACACATTTAATTATAAGTGGGATAAAACACAACAAGAGTTTGGCGTAATGGCAAGTGAGTTATTAAATACAAAGTATGCCGATGCTGTTAGTATACATGAATCTGGATTCTTTATGGTTGATTATAGTAAACACGAAGCCCTTAGAAATATTAAAGGAATTTAAAAATGATTCAACTTGACAATTTAGCAGTACAAGGCATGGCCAATGGCACAATAGCATTTTTTAGTAATGTAATGCAAGGCCTTCAAGGAACATATGGCACAAACGCCGATGGTTGGTTAAATGTGATAAATGATTTGGATGATATTATCTATGCAGATCATTTGCGGTCAACCGGCATAAATTCTACAGATACGTCACTTTATCAGTCTTATTCAATTGTTAATAATAGAACACACTTTTCCGACAGATCAAATGTTGATTATATGAACGTTGGTGGAAATGTTAACACAACTAACGGAGTAATAGCACCTCATTATGGCGTGCTGTTACCAGCAAAATCTTTTGCGGGAAATATTACTGCTAATGCATCATCATTAGACAATTTTATAATTAATACGTTGGACAATAATAATACATATAGTTCATCAAATGTTACATCATCAAAACAATATGCAATTGATAATGGATTTGTAAGTAATTATACATCACTTGATAATACTAGTTTTGACACCTCCGGAATTACACCTCAACTGCAAGAAGTTGCAGAAACAAGATTAGCTGTGATAAAAACAGCACTTGTAAATAATAATTTTATAGAGTAAAGGTTACAAAATGAGCGCTTTAAGTAGTTTTACTCCGGGCGGAGTAGCAGGTGTTTTTAATTTTAATGTTACAGGTGCGCCGCCTTTTACTACATTAAAAACATTTATTAATGGAATAGATTATAGTCCATTAGTTGCTCCAGATTCAACAGGAGCAGTTGGTTCTCCGTTAATCACAGATAGATCCGGGGCAGTGTCTGGTAAACTAACAGTTATAAAGACATATGGTGGATTATCTGTAGATGGATCATTAGATGTATCTTTTTATGACCCATCTACAAAATTAACAGTATCTAGATTTTCAATTGCAGGGGTAGATTCTGCGCCTGATACGGTTGTAGATAGTACTAGATCAAGTTCTACTATTACTTCAATAACATCCTCAACCGCGGAAACTGATATTGCATCCGCAGCTAAATTAGGAGGAGTAGTTTCAGTATTAACGCCTTTTACTCAAACATTTTTTGTTGACGGAACAAAATATCCAACTGGAATATTTGTTTCATCTATAGAATTATGGTTTGCTACAAAAGATAATATTGCCCCTGTATCAATACAATTAAGACAAGTAATTGGAGGAGTTCCTTCATCCAACGAAATCATACCCGGTTCAGTTTGTGTTGTTAATGCAGCAAATGTAAATGTTCCTGCAAATGCAATAATAACAACCTCATTAACAAGCGCATCTGCATATACAAAATTCCCTATACTAAGTAAATTGCCACCAGGGGAATATGGTATTTCAATCGTAACAGATTCAAAAGAATATTCTATTTATTCTTCAGTATTTGGCCAGCCTGGCCCAGGTGGTTCCGGTATTGCACAAAAAGAACCATACATTGGAAAATTATTTAAATCCCAAAACACAAATACGTGGTTGGAAGAATCAAATAAATCATTGTGTTTTGCAGTAAATAAAGCGCAATTCTATAAAGGAACTGCATTTTTTGAACTACAAACAGAAGTAATTCCTTCTACAGTATATGACTCCGTATTCTTAGATTCAGCAACGACCGGTGAAGGGGAGGTAAGTGGAATCAACTATACTATTAATACGGTAAATGATTTTGCCGCCCCTGGAACTTTATCTGGCGCAATAGCATTACCTAAAAATCAACCGTTAACCTTAGATAAACGAAAAAAAGCAATTGCAACCGGCGATATAAAAATAGGGGTAACATTTACAAATAATTCATTAGACTCATCTCCCGTATTGGACAAATCTAGATTATCTTTATACACATTCGCAAATGAAATTGATCCATATGAGGCAGATACTCGCAGTGCTGAATTGTTGCCTTCAAATGGTATTGCGCGTAGCCGATATATTAGTAAAGTAATTACACTTGCAACGGGATTTGATTCAACGGGATTGGAAGTAAAATTAGATGTTAACCGAAAAATTGGTACGGATATAGATGTGTTTTGTAGAGTAATGAGTTCCACTGATATTAATACTAATAATAGTATAGATAATTTACCTTGGAAACGAATGCCTCTTTATAATAAAGACGCAACGGTAACAGCGCCTGATAGTATTGAGGGAAAAAAATCTTATGCAGGAAGTGAAGAAATATTTTACACAGAAATTTATAAAATTTTAGAAACAGATACCGCGGCAACAACAGGATTTGATAATTTATATTATACTGCGTTAGTTGGCGATACATTAGCAACGTTTAAAGACTTTAATAAATTTCAAATTAAAGTTGTGTTCTATTCGTTTGATTCAACAATCGTACCAAAAATTAAAAACTTAATAGCAACGGCGGTAATTTAAAATGTTTGTACAACTTGAAGGTGAGGATAGGTTTATTAAAAATATGTTTAATCAATCATTATTGAATACTGACGTTGCCGGATTAAAAGATTATAAAAATAAAAAAGAATTATCTAATCAGGTAAACGCAATTACAGGTGAAATAAATACTATGAAAACGGAAATGTCTGAGATAAAATCTCTTTTGCAACAACTAGTAAAACAGACTTCGGAAAAATAAATGCCATATTCTATAAGTAATATTAA